CTAAGAAGCCAATACAAAAGACCTAAAATCTCCCCATTTCCCATCATAATTACGGCGGAAACCAACAACATCCTCACCTAGACGGAATGTCATTTGAATGACATATCCTTGTCCATCGTTAAAAACTATCATTATGGAATAATTTGAAACAACACTAATTCCGTCTCGTCCGAATACATGATACATTCCGCTTGCAGTTGCACTATTTACCTCTTCGTCTGTACTTAATATACCTTTGGGCATAAACGGAAACAGCTTCAAACTGTTCATTAGTCCTCCCAGCTCTCAACTTATGCTATTATTCTGTTGCAATTTGTTGCCAATTACTCCAAGTTTCTCCACTTTCGGAAGACCGCCTACTATAAATAGTAAAATAATTTAAAGAATATGCTATCTGAACAACATAATACCTCCATGAAATTACAATAAGAACAAACCAGTCTGTAATTGGCAAATTATCTAATCTATTATTTAAAATACCATATACACCGGGTACAATTGCTTTATTTATATCTGACAAAATCTGTTCCCTTTCCATGAATGGAAACAGCTTCAAACTATTCATCAGTTCTCCCAGGACTTTCGCGGCAGCCGAAGAAGATGTTAAAGTTGGGTTCTTGGAACCGTCCAAAGTACGGAGCCAAGAGAAGGTGTCGGACTGGGGCAACTGGTCCTCAAACTCATCTGTTCCGGCTGCCGCAGCGGCAGCAAATGTTGATATTTCTGATGCAGCGGAAACAATCCGTGCGGAAACTAATTCTGTCATCTCATCGACGGTCACCTGTCGTTCGTTGCCGTTTTTATCCACAGCTTTAAAGCCAACTATATTATTCAAGTCCATAATGCAAATTTTAAAATTAAAACAAATACTTCACCCATGCAAAATAATTACTGTTCTCAATATAATTCGGATCATCCTCGTTGGAATATGCCTCCCTCTCAAACGATACCGTCTTATACGCCTTGCCGGCATCCTTCAACCGTACCGCCATGACCAGCCACTCCACACCATACCAGAGATAGAATGCCAGCCCGGCCAGTACCAGCCACCAGGCGGAAAGGTCAAAACACAACAGTAAGATCCAGATAACTGTACCGGTGGCAACTGCCATCTCAACCCATTGACGGGCGTGGGTACACTCATGGTTTCTCACTTTCTGAGTGATTTTCTCTTCCGGTCGCTTGCTTAAAACAAACGGACCGATTGTTATCGTATGGCAAGAACTGAACGCAAGCAGCACCTTTGCCAGAAGGTTGTTACAATATACCTTTTTCATGTTGTTCCTCCTTTTTATCTAAATAATCATTCAAAGAATCAGCCAGCAGACCGGGCAGCATGGAGGTGGAGCGTCTTATGATATCCACCTCTTCTTCGTCAATCTCGACACCTTCAGCAGTAGATTTGAATATCTTCTCAGCAAGGAGATGCGCCTTCAAACCCGCTACGTTCTTGTATATCCAGTCACCGTAGGCCTCAGTGATGTTGTTGGCTATCAGTTTTTCTTTCTTAATCCCGTCGTAAATAGGAAATTGTGCAAAATTTATTCTCATACTTTAATATTTTAAATGTTATAAATCCACCCAGGTACTTCCTCCATTCATTGACTTGCGAATTCCGTTTCGCCCGACTGAAAAAATATAACTTCCACATCTTACATACAGAGTATCATCCGCTGTTGAAACATCTCCGGTTGATGATACTGTTATACTTCCACTTCTAATTACTGTATCCAAAATACCTTGGTATAAATGTCCGTCTATTGACTGGAACCGTTCGTATTTCATTTCAAATTTGTCGTATTGCAGCAACAAATTATCAACATTTACAGCCGACATATTAGTGCTGCCGATAAAATTATTACCGATATTGAATCCGCCAATTGTCCCCTTTGTCGCTATGATAGTCCCGGTGATATTCGCTTTCTGACAAAGAATCTCTCCGGTCTTTGTGTCCATCCTCAGATTAGGCTGGCCGTTAGTGCTGTCCTGTGACTGCATGATACCGTAAGGTGCCCCGTCCGATGTGTATCCGTTCAACTTGAACATAAATCCGGCTATGTTCGCCTTATCAGCAAGGAATATGTCGGTTACCAGACTTTTGTATTTCTGCATGGCTTCCCAGTTGGAATCTCCGTTAGCGGATGTAGGAGCCGCTGATACAGAACTTCCATAGTTGCGCACAAGAAAATTGTAATAAACTTCACCTATTTTGTGAATGATCTTGTCACGCTGTTTTGCATTCCATACGTATGTCTGTCCGGAAGCCCATACACCTCTGTCATAAGGGAACGCACCCGTAGCTCCTGTTGCTCCTATGGAACCATCATTTGCAACACCCACACCCTTCTCGGCCACATAATTGTCATTCCAAGCAGCAGCATCGGAAGCTGATTTATAAGCCCGGACGGCAAACTGGGTGTATCCGGCTGTCGCAGGTACGGATATCTGGCTGTTCAGTGTCGCACCTACATGAGCCAGCCAGCTTCCGTTGTATTTGCGTGCAGCCAGATAAAGCGTGCTGCACGTGCTTACATTGCCTGCCACATTCTGTTTGCAAGTGACAAGGAATCCAGACGGGGATGGCGTGCCTGTTGAAGTGAAGTTGATCACGCTGACAGGACTGTCCAGCCAGTAGGATGCCGACGGTCCGACGGGGGCAACCATCTCCTGCCAGTCCGCATGTACCGTCCGGTTCGCAGATCTGCCGGCGAGGATGTATCCGCCGTCTCTTTTCCTGCGGAGTCTGCCGTTTCTGAACTTGGCGATTTTAATAGGAGGGTTGGAGGTTTCAACCTTGCTTAAGTAAGATCCTCCGGCAAACGATACTGTACTGTTCTTGGCATACGGGGTATTGGCGGATTCCCAATGACCTGCGGCTGTGATGCTCTCACCGTCAGCACCGTCCTTACCGTCAGAAAGCATGGGAACGGTTTCAATATCCACTATCTGGTCATTCACGTAAAAGATAAACTTCAATGTCTTCGTAAAGTTTCCGCTTGATATGGCTGTATTGTTGTTTATGGTAGTTTCTGCTCCACCGTCTATGCTGTATTTCAATGTACCGTCCGTTGTGGTGGATATCACGCCACCCACTGACTTTTGCCTGTAACATGATACGGAAGACACGCTGTAGTTCCCGTTCTTGTCCTTGCTTACAGAAGTGGCAGAAACGATTATACTGTATAGCACGGCATCTGAACCGTCCGCACCTCCACGGACCCCGGCTACAGTGAATGACAGATCACGGGAATACTGCTGCCCGTTCTTTGTAGCCCTGATTGTGATCTTCACCGTGTTTGTCGCAGCAAGAGTAGCTCCGGCAGATACCGATATTGTCACCACTCCCGTATTCTTGTCTGTCGCACACAGTAGATTTGTGTCAGGTGTACAGGTGATGCTGTCAAGGGTGAGCTTTTCCGTTCCATACCACATGCTGACAGTTGTATTCCAAGTCTGTGAGGACACGACCTTCCCGTCCGAAGTAAGGGCTGCATTGACCATCTCGTTATCGAAGTCCGCCATGATGGCATTCTCTCCGTCCTTACTCCAGCGATGCACCACGGCAGGATCACTGAACTCAGACCATACGCCGTTTTCCTTAAAACGTGTACAACCCCATTCAACCTGATGGTCTATGTCCGTACCAAGATAATTATCCGTCCAGCCTTCCGGAACATAACCATCTTTCTGCTGACTGTCCGGCTTTTCAGGGGTGTTATCTATGATATTGCCTCTTGTGTATATATACTCATAGCCCTTACCGTCTTTCCCGTCCGATATCATAAGCTGCCATCTTCCGTCCTGATAGATGTAGGTGGCGCGGTCAGTTGTGTTACGGTATGAATCACCGTTTTTCGGGTTGGCTGGAGCCGTGGCAAATTCACCAAGGAAAGTGATGCTCTCGCCTTTCAGTTCACGCCCGTCAAGAAGCATGTCCCAGTCTTCGTTAACCTCCCAGTCGGCAGGTTTCCCAGCAAGATAATAACCACCGTCCTTCTTTCTTAAGAAATTGCCGCCTTTGATACGCAATATTCTGATGGGAGGATTGGAGGTTTCCACCTTGGATATAAAGACACAGTTGGCAAGAGTGACCATTGTATTGGCACTATATGGTGTGTTGGCGGATTCCCAATGTCCACCACCGACTACAGACAAGCCCGGATCACCTTTATCACCTTTGTCCACTTGTTTCAGCCATGCCGAATTAGTCTCTGATGGTTCGGTTGTCGTTCCGTTATCATCAACACACAACCACAAAGCCCCGTTGTGTGACACCTGGTTATAGTAGGCGTACTTACCTGCGGTCCATTCACCTTTGTACAACGGAACACGCACTGTCTGTCCGGTGATCTCATCCACCTGAAAGATAAGCCCGGTCATGATAATGTTTTGAAGAACGGCCGAGTAATTGTCCGCATTAATACCGGCTACAGTCATGCCTTTTTTCTTGCCGAACCACGCAGGCATCTGCGCCGGCTCCGGGTCCCAAGTGTTGGCATTGTCAAAGAATGTAATACAGTTGTTTCCGTTGACTGAATCAATAAGTATATAAGTCTGACGTTCCGGGTCCGTAAAGTTACCTGTTTGTGCCAATACCATCTGCTCGGCAGGTTTCCAGTCAGAATGCCCCGGACGGGGAATGACAGTAAACTTCTTGGCAGTATAATCTGCGGCAGTCACACGGAATTTCATTTCTTCAAAACCGTTCAGTTTGCCTTCGCTATTTTTAGTCACAAAATAGGTGGTAAGGATGTCATCAACAAACTGGCTCAATCCGTCCGCATCTGTCAGATCGGGAGCGATGGTGTAGGTTCCATCGCCGTTATCCACGTATGACAATACGGTACAACCACCACCGGGGGAGTTTACCATACGTCCTTTGAAATAGGTTGTACGGTTATAAGCTATTTCAGGAACAAACAAACGCTTACGAAATACACCGCTTTCCATTTCAAGATTGCCCTTTTCGTCTATGTATCCACCTGATACACCAGTAACGAAATCACCGAACTTGGCATATTTCTTAATCAAGACTCCGCCCAGTAAGGATAACAAGTACTTAGTGGAATCCGCCACGTCCTTCCGCAAGAATATCTCTTTCAGCTTCTCCGCACTGTTCTCTATCTCAGTCATTACACGCAATGCGCTCATCACATCCTCATCGGTGTAGGTGACATCCTTGTCACCCTGCTTTACGATGCGGTTTATCAGATTTCCTGCTATCTTAAGACCTTTGAGGTAATTAATGATCCCTTGCGCATCATCATCGTTCAATGCGGAAAGGAACCAGTCAAGCACAGGCGTATTCTTATCCAGCGTGTATGCAGATGTGGCATGGTCGGCGTTAGTGACATCGCCCCCTCCGCCACCACTGCCGCCACCGCCGTTCTGCTTTATCTCTTCAACCTCAATGGAGATCTTGCTAAAGTTGCTGTTGATGCGGTCTGCCGTTTCGCTCCAAGTTCCTGTTTTGTTTATTGTATTAAGCTCCATATATCCTGTTCCACTTTTACCATTCCGCATCCGGATGCACTTCAACGGACAGATGATTCATTATTCTGATGATTAGGTCTCGTATCATAATATATATTTTGAGTGTTACTGATAACTTTCCGGGTTACTCTACCAGGGTTGTAATTTCAAAAGGGTTGCCTACAGCCGCTTTGACAGCGCGTATTATCAATGCAAAGTTCTCCTCATCTACAGGCGTACACAATTGTTCCCTGTAATCTCCCCTTCCTTGAGATATTCTATAGCTACAGTCTGCGATATCAAGATTGTATATTTTCGCCATAAACGACTGGAATAAAGTTGCGGCAACCAAATATCTTGTTATGCCAAAATCCGCATGAATGGTATCACGAGTAAAGTCATTCTTGTTCTTCCAGTTCGCCACGTTGTTCATAAACGGATAAGTATCAGAAACGGTAGTCAAATCGGTAATAGTTTCAGCCTCCTGAATAGTTGGGATTGCAGGTGAAGCGGAAGCATAATTTGTAGACTGTCTTAGTTGTGTGACAGTTCTTGCATTCTGAACCGCTGTTCCGGATGGAATGATGAATTTGACATCCGGGCAATTGGATATGCAGTCCTTGTAGTTTTTGGCAATATTACGCCACATACCCAATTGTCTTTCCTTTTGGTTGTTTCCATAACTCAACCAGTGATCATCATCTGCACCATTGGGGCCGTGCGACTCGGAGATTGTATGATAAATGCTGAACGCCCAAGTCATGTTCATACAGAATACAGGATTACTATAGAGACAGGCTTTTTTACACAAGTCGATCAATTCTTGTACTATGTTCCTTGTTATTTGTCCATCTTCTCCTTTTTCCCAAAAAGAGGATTGGTCCTCATAAGGGGATTGATAAGCCCCGTTTTGCATGATGATGAAGTCCCACGCTTCATCAGCCAACAACCAGTCCATCAAGACTGTGTCATTTGCCGGTGCAGGTTCCCCTTCATCCGTTATATCAGAATCAGGCTCGCTGGACCATTTTCCTGTCGTACCGTTATATTGTTCCCATGTCGTTGCCTGATATTTCCATTTATAATACGTAACTCCCTTATTTCCTTGAAACCTTTTCAAAAAAACATCTAAAGTGGCTGCACCTATATAAGCATTTCCCAAAATTACATTTTTGCCAAATGAAGCACAAATGTTACCTACTTCTCTGACTGTATCCACACCGAAGGATGATCCGATAAAAAGAACTTTCAGCGCTTCTTTATAGGACTGATCTTTATGTTCCATAGATTCCAACCTTTCATTCAAATCCTTGATATTGGCTTCGGTCTCATCCCTGTTTTTCTCAACTTTCTGATCCAGTTCGGATATCTGACCTTTAAGCCCGGTCTGAATATAGGGAATACCATATATTTTTAAAGATTTCATCCATTGTTCCTGATTATCCTCTGTTATTGAAGCTATACCTATATGTAGTCCTAATACTGTAGCACCATCCGGTTTAAGATACCCCCCTGTCCTTTCCTGATGTTCCACTTACCGTAGCAGTAATCTGGTTGCCATCAGAGCCAAAGAATTTCCATGTTCCCATGAAAATATTTGCATCTTCCGCATTTTTCAGATAAAGAAGTGTACCGTTCTCTATGCTGGATACATCAATCCTGCTATAAGCGTTATTTGTGGCATTGGAGATAGGATTGTCTCCCAACGTATTACCCACATAAGCATGTTTGAGCAATATTTCAAGAGTATTGCAAGGCAAATAAGGCAATTCCACACCTTCCGAAAGAGATTTGAGTTCATTTGACGTGTTATTTGCAATCTCCTTGGCCTCTTCTGCTATTTCTTTGGATTTGTTTATTTCTGTATAGGTTTCTTGTACATAATCAATTACAGGCTTATAATACAATCCCAGAATACTATATCCGGAAACGGCATTTATCTTTTCGGTTGAAGCATGTATATACATATATTTCGCAGTACCTTGAACCTGTATTTGATACCCACTATCAGCGTATCCTGATTCAACATGATCACCTTCGGCATTTGTAAACTTAACAACCAAGCCCAAATCGGCAAGTCTGACTTGATTGTGATTGGTATCTATGACACTTATCACAAATCCAGTTGGAATATCAACGTCTAGAGCTTGTTTAAATCTTAAGTAACCTTCTGTGGAATTAGGATAAATAGATTGTCCCGTACCTACCCATTGTCCGATTTCAAAATCAGATAATTTAAAAACATATCCATTGATTTCAATTTCTAATTCGGAAAGTTCTGCTGTAAGATTCTTGCGTGTTTTGGGGTTGACCACCGCATCTGTTATGGTAGCCGGGTAAATGGTTTGGCCACCCTTGGTCAGCTTATATATTTTTGCCATAATAAATCTCCTATATTTTTAGATTAGTAACTGTTTCTTCTTCCTCTTCCGGTGGCAAAGGAGGTACAAAATCACTCAGCACATCTTCATATTCATTATCCGACAATGGGAACGCCTGAATTGTATTATATGCGGCATAATCGGGATAAGATGTTATTTCCACCGTGCTTTCATCGGTTTTCCCGGTAGTCAGTACGATTCCTGTATCTTCAACGGAAACAAGATTGCAGATGCCATCCTGAAAGTCGGAATCGGATATGAAGTATTCACGTTTGACCTTCAGCATACCGGGAGAAAAACAGGGGTTGTCGAAAGCGACAAGCAGGTTGCCGTCTTCCATGCGGCTGCAACCCACATACTCATGCCCGTCAAAGGAGGCTATGAACTTTCCCTTGAACGGATTGAAGTAAGTAAACCGGAAAGGAGTATTCACATCCCCGTTCAAGTTCTTCTCTATGATCTTAAAATCGGACTGATAATTAATTCTCATAACTATAATATTGATGTTACATCGTCTATCTCCTCGGCTGTCAGGTATCCGTTCAAGTCAACACTTCCGCCACCTCCTGTCGTGCCTGTAGGACTCCATGCCCCCTTTATCTTGCATTCATATATAGGGCCCGGTATGGTATCCCCCACAACAGCCCAGTCACCTACAACAGGAGATGGAACAGCCTCTTCCAGCAATTTAAGAGTAGAAAATAATCCCTTGTTGCGGATACCGTTCTGCTTGACCTTTTCTAGTTCGGTAGAAGTCTTACTAAAGTTGTTGTTAAGACGGTCTGCCGCCTCACTCCAAGTACCTGTCTTGTTAATAGTATTCAGTTCCATATCACTTCATTTTATTTAGGCAGTTGGTTTTGATCCCATACAATCTCAGATCCTTTAACCATAATGATGCGCCCTCCCATTATCTGGGTCTGATATATATAACCGTCACTTCCTTTTTGCTCCGCGACCATACTATCCGGGCGGAAATATAATCTATCACTGCTAGAAGGATCGAACATGGAAATACTGGGAATCATCCCTCCAAGTCCGTACTGTAGGGAGATACTGAACAGTTCTTCCTCATTATAATCATACATTCTGATAGACGGTACGGAATACTCATCCTCAGGGGATATTACGATCTTGTAACCATTGGATGATATGACATTGACAGTACCACTAAACTCTCCCTCTCCTTTTATCCAGATATTGCCATCCTCATCAATTTTAAAATTGCCGTTAGGTGACTTTACATTTTTAAAGATTCCGCTTTCCGCATTGACTTCACCTCTGAACTTACCACCTAGAGCATAGATATATCCTCTCAAAAACACATCACCGCCATGAGTCGCAACAAAGTTCGCCATGTTCGCCCATTCCGCATCCGTAGGCTGGTAATCGGGGTTATTACGGAACCTCATTACGGTCAGAATCGCCTGTTCAAGTTTTCCTCCTGCCCAAAACGCCACATCATCATCGTCATTGTATATGCCGCTAACTCCGGCTGTGACCTTCTGTAACTTGCCATCCTTGTAGTTGCCTAACTGGATCATATTGGCCAATATCAGACCACCAAGGATATCCACAGATCCATCCTTGATCGCACTGGCGATATAATTGATTGACTGGAAACCGGCTGTTGCCTTGTCATTGTCAAGAATTGAAGGCTTCCAGTCAGTAGCGATGGTTCCACGCTCTAGCTGAAGGTCACAAACGGTTGCGGTACCACTGATAAGAAATATACCACTGCCATTGAAGGTGATCTTATGGGTATATCTCTGATAAGAGGATGTGAGAGGCTGAGAAACACTGAAAGAACCGCACGAAACAGACACAGACGTACCCTTTGCTTTATAACTGATAACATAACTTTCTCCTTTAATCAATGATACGGACTGGGACAAACTACCGATTGCAGCAGAGTACCCGGAGCCGGCATCACTGTCCGCAGATACGGTAGCCACTCCCGTCCAATATTCCAGTTGCTTGCTAAAAAGTTCGGTATCCGCCGATAGCTCGGTAGCGGCAGACAGGTCCTCTGTTTCATAATCTCCCGTAAATCCAGAATTGCGCAACAGATTGACACTACCAACGGCGGCATTGTCTATCGCATCCTTAGCCTCTTGGGCCAGATCAGCCGCCGCCTGTATCTCATCCGGAAGACCTTCCATATTACGCCATCCGGTGGAGCCTTTTTCGATGTGGAACATACCCTTGATATCAACACCTTTATCCTGAGTGTATTCCATGTAAGTGGTCCGGTCCTTGTCGCCAATATATGTATCTCCGTACACCTTCATCCGGGCCTTGCCGGTAGATTTGTCAAAATCAAAAGAAATGACATCTTTCCCGGTCAAGGTAAAATCATTAATACCCTGATACATGATGATGGACGGAGAAACTTCGTTCACCGAAGAGAGAATTATCGCCGCCTGTCGGGTGATATCGGTCTTATGACCTAATCCCACGATATCATCACCTGCCACCGGAACATCGTTCTCGACATTAGGATCACACACGGTCTTGGACAGGTCTATATAATTCTCACCTACTGCTGTGACCAACCGCCAGTAATAGCGGTTGCCGACATGATGCGAAATGCCTGTCTTGATATTGCACTCCTGTGCGATGGCGAGAGATCCCGGAGTAAACTGGTTCTCTATCTCAATTCCGTCTTCCTCTTCCTTGAAATAACAACGGTAGACATCATCCAACTCATCCACACGGTTGCATTTCATGCCTGCATGGGAAATCACCTGCTCGCCACCTACATACGTCTTCTTCTTTACTTCAAGCTCGTCAAAAACGGCTTTGACCTTGACATACAGATAATCAACAACAGCCTGTGACATACCGTTCTCAAGTACAGTAATTCCACTACCGTTCTTACCTATCAAAAGACCTTTCAAGAAAGTGATCAGACCGTTGGAGGTGTCGCTATTTATCTTTGAGATAAAATAACGGGATATTCTGCCAAGAATATCTGACACGTTGAGAGAGGCACCCATCCTCTCACCTATGATATCCCCGGCTATCTCTGTAATCGTACTTCTCAAAGCGGAAACATTGGCGGACAACTTATCTGTTAGCTCCACGGATATATCATACAGGCAATTTTTATCCGCCTTACAAGTAAATGAGTTCACATACATGAAGTATTCCTTATCATTATACTTTATGTATATACGCGAGTTCTCATTCAACAGACCAGCTAACATACTGTTTTCTGCAAGGAAGACACGTGAGAAACTTACGGAAAAAGAGAACTTCTCATCGTTGTTTTCAGACATATACTTTATCAACGCCTCATCTAATCTCTTCTCGGCGGCAAGCACAAGAGATTTCGGCATTTTAATACCTGTAATCACAAACTTATCCCCAACAGAAGGTTTATAGTTATTTGTGGCATTAGGCATAACAACCCCGAAAGTTGTATTGTCCTTTTTTACAGCAATCCAAACCTCATTTGTAGAAGTGTTTTGTTGGCTTTCTACATATTGGGATGTTTGTGAAGTAACCTTCTGTTCAAAATCTCCTGCCGGCAAGTTCCCGGAAGAATCCACCAATACAGGATTGAATGCCCTTCCCGGTTCATTGTCCTTATAGGTAACTCCTATTTCAAACTCGCAAGCGGCACAATTACCCGTAGTCATATTGATTACAGCCGTACCACCTTCCAAACCTTGTTCGAACAGGTTAAAACCGTAATCCCCATTATATATATGTAATTTTATGTAGAAATAAGAATGTACATACTCATCCGTGCCATTGAATATATTATTCCCTTCTCCTGTTCCTAGTTCGTCACTATCGTTATCATCAAAAGCAATATCCGCAATCTCACCAAATAACTGTCCCGAAGCGTTTGTTACATTTTCTATGGTAGGCTTTATATCGCTAAAATCTACCTTTATCTCTTTTACTTTCTTAGAAGAATATGTATTTTTGAAAAAATAGTAATCATTTGTACCGGGTATTTTATACGTATCGTTAAGTGCATTGTAGAATCTTTCCGCTCCATTTGTTTGTCTATAAATGGAAGGCATAAGGTTTTGCGTGCGTTCTATAGTACCTTTTTCATCATCATTCGGATAGTAGAAAGGGATGTTGTCAGAACTACCAACACCAGTAACGCGATTAACGATCTTATAATTGGCGTTTGTCTTTTTAATTGATACAAGCCCTTTCTTGTACTCGAAGGGAGTAGAAATCACATTCTCTGTATATCCTATGTGACAAACCTTACCTACAAAGTAATAAGGAAGTTCGTATATGGTATATATGGACTGTAACGCTTCTGCAAGGTACACACTGTCAAGAGAAACAAGTTTGCTTTCAGAAGTAATATCTTCATCAATCACTACCGAATATCCGATACCCGATTTTGTCATTGAAGCGTTAAGGCGACCAACAAACTCGTTTATATCCCCCATGAACTTGACGGAAGTGGAATTGGAGTGATACGTGTCTTCTCCGGCTGTCACCACGTCCATGAAATATACGTTCTCCAGCACGATACGTTCTGAAACGAATTGAAGCTCATGCTTGTACATGATACTCTTGTTGTCCTTTGAGGATGTAGGCACTTGGTCAATATAATATTTTTCCCCCCTAAACTCAACAAATTCTTCTCCTGTCCATAGTTCGTCTAAGCATGAAGGATAGTTCAGTGTAGCGGTCAGTGTGGGAGTTCCTGCCATACGTTGTGCCGTATAGGTGTACTCACCTAATTTTGCAGGTATATCAGCATTCGGAAATTTTACTTTACTTCCTTGCGTATCAAGCTTTAAAATGTACAGACTTTCCTTTTCCATTTATTCTTTTACCACATCAATTTGTTCCGTAACTCCTTTGTCCTTTTTTTTGCTGTTTCTCCAACAGCTTTTGAGCCTCTTCCTTCTCCTTTGCTATACGTTGTTCTTCATCGGGAACGGATTCGGTGTTTTTCTCAATGGCTGTTTTTGTGGAAAGAATGCCGGCTTGCTTCATTGAGATAAGTATGTTGTTATATTCCGTTGCGCTAAATGGTTGCCAAATCTTGAACTTACAGCTAACACGAAGCTTGGCAAATTCAGTAACGGCATTTACGTTCTCGCCTTTTTTCACCAATTCTTTGGCCAATCCCTCCTTGAACAGGCGCATCATCTTGTCTGCAAAATTCTGCCATTCAATCACACCTTGCTGAGCGTTTTTCAAGTCCAAGTCACGGGTCAATGTGATAGCCAACCCGCTAATATCGCCACTTGACTTTACATCTTTCGGCAAAAGGAAAGTGCAGGAGGTATTTATCTGTATCTTCTCAAACAAATCTTGTAGACTATCAAGCATCCCTTGCGGACTTGGAGGCGCTTTGAACTCCGCACTTCCGTTTCCATCCATTGACTTGTCCTGCAAAATGATACTCCCGGCAAGTTTCTTTGTCGTTTCTGACAAATTGCCTTTGATATACAGAATACCCCAGCCGTTCCGTTTCTGAATGACAAAGAAAATGTTGTAGATAATCTCGTAAATCTCGATAAGGCTCTGACCGTTGTTCCACGCCACATTACCGCGTTTGGTACACAATGGTATCTCGCTGAAACCGTGCAATATAGGACGTTCTCTTACAAAACCGTCATCGCCTGCTTCTTCACCGTCTATCGGTGTGTGCATACGGTACATGTAGGTATCATCGTAACTGTCAATGTATTCCACACCGCCCGCATCGGCATAATAGACACTTTCAAGAAGCCTGTCACCGTTGTTGTCATTGTGTGATATGATTACGTAACCATCTTCATAACTTATCAGGCGGCACTTGATACGTCCTTTATAGTCATAATAGAACAGAAGTCCGGCATCGCCTGTGGCAAGCTGCGAACGGACTGCCTTTGTACGCCATCCATCCATATTCCTGTCTACCCAATACTCCTTGATTGTGGAATAGTTGGCTTTATCTTTCTCGGAAGGAGTGCCACCTCTCAAAGACAATGTACAGGGATTTCCGCAAAGGTAGATTACGTGGCTCGCCAGTATCTGTTCTTGGAAAGCTAATGCCGTGCGCTGGAACTTGATTTCCTGATATCCCCCATCTTCTAACTTCACGCAAATGCTCGGCAAGTTTTGATCAAATAATACATCATGGCTCATCGGGTCAAGTTCTTTCAGAAACTTTTCCTGCGAAACGATATTCTTTTTTACATTCGGAAGCCTTGCCGTGCGTGTATCGGTAATGGCTGCGGACTGACCGTCGGAATAGTCGTTTGTAGAGCAAGTGTCACTTCCTCTGAAAAACGGTTTCTTCTGCAACAAGGCATTTACGTTCCGCAATAGATATGTTTTTTTCTCTTCCCGTGTCATTTTTCCGCATCAATTAGGTTGTAATACTTCATGCAGGCTTCCTTGCTCGGCATTGCAGAACACTCTCTCGAAGTCCATTTGCAGATAATGTCGTGCTTCTGCGGAACAACGATTATTCGCTTCTGCCCCTCTTCCTCTTCAATATTGAATTTATCGTTCAGCTTCACGCGTGCATCCAACACGACCTTACTTGCTTTGATAAAAGTGTCTGAATCTCCACTTGTTTTCGCATCGTCAGCAATCTGTTTCATCTCCGATATTTCTTTCAGCAACGCTTCTCGGTTCTCATCTTTAGATATGGTAGTGATAGCACCGATGCCGAAAGGTTTCAGCTTCTCGGCAAGCATGGATAACACCTTGTTTGAAGGCTTTTCATCTTTTTGGTAAGCAACCTTTGCAGCAAGAGCCTTATCTACGAAAGAATCACACATTATCAAATAGGCAACATCTCTTACCTTTGCTTCAATTCCTTCTGTTTTAAGGGAATTGATAATATCCTTTATGTCGTTATAGCTTATCATGTCCTAATACCATAAATGTTCATCGTAAATACTTCCTTCTGTCTGTGCATGAAACGCTTGTTTGGTTTCTTCTTCGTGATTGTAATACCCTGCTTGAATCTCATTTCCGTATTCGATGTTAGCGCACGGAAACATTCTCATAGCGCATGGGTCTAACAAGTCCATCGACCTGCCTTTCCCCAACATCTGATTCATTTTCTTCTTGTTCCAAAGCCGTTTCTTTCCGCTCTGCATATCGTCAAATCGCACAACAGAACATTCTTCCATAAACTCGTTCTCAACCGTCACTTTGTATTTCAGGTTCTGGTGAGTGTAAGTCTGAACGGCAAGTTTATCGTCAAATGTCAAGTTACCTTCCTCTATCATCTTGCATAATCTGATATAGCACATATCCTTGACTGTCATTGCGGTAAGTTGGTAAAGCCCGAAAGGTTTATTTAGTGAGATATAAGGTACTGCATCGGGAATGTAATCATTGAAATACCGTCCGGCAGTCGCGTCAAAAATGATATGGCTTTCGGCTGTTCCATGCTCAAATGCAAATGTCTTCACTGCCATAGCGTTTTCTCTCGGAGTGGACTTGCTAAGAATGAGAATGTCGTATGCGTGAAATCCATCCCATGCAAGTGCAACAAGGTTGTCTGTACCATAATCCGCCAAATCCACGGTAATCCATTTGTCACCGTTTACGGCAGGGTTGTTGTTGAACACGCCTTGTGCGGAAGTGGAAGGGATAGGTATCTTTTCGTCAGAATCTGGGTCTGCATTATAGTTTACACCGATAAGCCCAGCAGCAGAGCGTGTACCAGAAGCGGCAACTGAACCAACGTACCCTGCATTGCCTTCCATTAGAGCTTCATTTTCATCAACTGTGCCCTCGTATAAGGTAAACGATTTAATAAAGTCTTGATATTTTGCTTTACCTTTCAAGTCTTTAATCAAACTGTCTATCTGTATCTTGCACTTAGCGTAAACTTCTTCTTTTGAATCCCCCCAAATCACATCATCAACGGTAGATCCAGCAACAAAAAAGAATCTGACTTTCCCTATTCTATCAGGGATACCCTTCCCGTCAACTCCAACATACCAATCTATGAATCTTCTCGTCCAATGGGTGCGTTTAGGATTGAATGTTGCACGGAATTTCCCCGTGAATGTTTTGCTTTTTCCACGATTACGGGATTGAATGTACGTAAATACCTCCCAAGGCATTTCGGTAAGCTCATCAATGGCAATCGCATCGTACTGCCATCCTTTCGCGCGCTCCCTCATTCTATCTATATTCGTTGGGTCTATATAAGTCAAATCGCAGTACGCTCCACTTTGGAATGATATACGTGGCGTGTCTGCCTCTTTAACTTTTACATATTCCCCGAATATGTCCTTGAATGTATCAACAAATCCTCCTCCTGCTTTTTGGTTCCCAAGGCTTCTACGACTTATTAAACATCTAAAATCAGGGTCAAGCATTAACGGTTCAGCGAATCCAAGAACAAGAGAGTATGACTTCCCGTTTCCGACCCCGCCGGCACCGAAACATATATCTACGTTCGTTGAAGCAAAGTAGGTTTGGAAACCTGGGAAAGGCTTCTTCACTATCGCATTATGTACTTCTTGCTCTTTCATCAAAAGCAAAAATACCTCTTAATAATAAGGTAATATATACTTAAATCAATATCTATTTATCATAGTGATAAATACAGTGATTTTTTTATAGTTATACCTTTTTATTAAAGCATTACTTTCGCATATAATCATTATAAAACATATAGTGTATGAAGTTTACGAAAGAGCAATTTTCAGAAGCACTGAAAGTGAAACTCACCAACAACGGCAAGAAAAACTTAGCTATGAGTGAGAGAAGTTTCAACGGCAAAGTAGAAAGAATCTACAAGCGGTTGGAGAAAGCGAGTGATAAGGACGAGTTGGAACTGGATGATGTTGTTGCCGACTACTTGGATGACTTACAAGAGGACGATAACAACATACGAAATGACAACTCAAAATTTATAAAAGAGTGGGAAAAGAATCATCCGAACAAGGACGATAGAAGTGATAAAAAGGATGACAAAGGAGACGAAAGCAAACTGGATAAGTTGCTCAAAGAACTCCAAGATTTGAAATCAGAGTGTGAGGAAGAGAAAAAGGTAAAAGCTATCTCAGACAAACGCAATCAACTCAAATTAGCCTTAAAAGGGAAAGAAGTCAAGAACGAGGATTGGATTAACGACCAACTCGAATTGATTCACATTGATTCTGAAACAGATGTTGATGCTCTCACAGAAAGACTGGTCAAGAGCTACAATAAGTTTAATGCTAACACTCCACCCGACATCACTCCAGGCGGCACGGGAGGCGGTAAGGAAAAGACCGATGACTTTGCCGATGTGGTTGCTGTCGTAAAGAAGCAATCGCACAGAGAAGAAAAGTAATAATCATTTAAACCAAAAAGAAAATGTCAGATTTCTATCAGCAAATCCTATTGAACAGTGGCTACCTTCCCGGTAGAGCATTGGTTCAGGCTCGCGGAAGCATTGGTGGTCATCGCTATGTCTTCGTGAAGTTACAGATGAGCGGGAAGGACGCACTTGTATTTCCTACCAGTGGTGGAATTGTTAAAAACCCATTCAAAGGTAATGCAAGAGCTTTTGCCGGAACGCTCGCTGAATATATTCCCAGTAATGGTTCTAATGGAAGCGAAATACGTATCCTAAAATCGTATGCAGTTGCAAAAGCTACAACTGGATCTACAGACACAGATATTTACCTGAAAAGAGACGGATATTCTCTTATCCCATTTGTAGGAGATAACCTTATGGTAGCACCTTCTACATTGACAGGAAAAGGCACAGCGGTAACAGTTACAGCCGTTGAAAAAGCAACTGACGAAACGGCTGGCGATGTTTGGAAAGTTACATTGAGCGCAACCCTCGGATCATTAACAACTTCATCTGTTCTTGTCGAAGCGAAAGAAGTAGGCTCTAGTAAAGAAGCTATGGTTACTAATCCTAACTCATACCTTCCCTGCGACTTTGATTTTGTTTTTGACCCGGCTGCATCCGAAGATGATTTCGATGGTGCAAGATACCTTATCACTCCTGCATTGGCATTAGGAGATGTATTCCTCTACGAAGACCGTATGCAACCTCTTTCGGCTGCATTAAAAGCTTTGAACAAGAGCAAGGTTAAGGGTTGGTTTAACATTTAAAATTGACGAAACTATGCCTAAATTTGATTTTAATAACAGCAGATATGCAAGATTCTTTTCAGACAAGACCAATCAACGTTTCTTGCAATCCTTTGTCAATACAGAAGGTCTGCTATACACTAATTATGGTTGGTACAAGACCCAAGGTGTAAAAGCTGGTGCTCCCACACCTACCGCCCCTAATGGCATTGCTACTTTTTCTGTGAAAGGACGTGACTTGAAAGCCGCTCCTTTGATGGATTTGCGTGCACCTCTTGGTGACAGTAATCAAATGGATAAGGAAGGCCTGTACTGGTACACCGCATCCATCCCTGATTTTATCGCTCCCGGTTTCGTTGAAACAGCTATGGAACGTGAAGCAAAAGAACAACAGTTTGAGTTGTTTGGAAACGATGCCGATTTGGTAGCCGCTTGGGTACATACATTACAGTCACAGCTTGATAGTGCGGACGCAACCATGAACTTCATGACTGCACAGTTAATGTCTAAAGGTAATATTGACTACCGCAATATCGCACGTGGTATTCAAATTCCGCTGCACAAGGCTGACATTCCAAGTGAAAATTTCACCAAAGCAGGAACCAAGGTGTGGACTGACGCTGAATGCAAGATTCTGAGCCAAATGGCGGAAAAGGAGAAAAAATATCGTGAAAAATGGGGATATGAAGGTGCAATGGAATGGCAGGTTACACGCAAGATGTTTTACGAAGTAATGTTGCAAAATGCCGAAGTTAAGGAATTGATTGAAAGTTTCAAGAAAAATCCTTTAGCTTACATCGGAACAACCGCTACTGCGCCTACTACACGTGAGTTGTTCTTAGCAGCTTTCCGTGATTATCCCGGTGTATCTCCAATTGAAATTGTAGAAGAGCGTGAGCGTAATCTTACCAATACCGGAGACACATTCGTGCAAGGTTGGGATGATAAGATTGCAGTTCTCCGTCCTGCCGGATATGCTTGTGAGTTTGAATACACCAATAACTTAGACAAACAGATGTTTGACAAATATGGTTCAAGCGTAATAACCAAGATTTTTGCTCAGGCCAACGATGGTCTCTGCACGATTGTAAATACAACGACAAACAACGGGCTGTATAAGGAATGGCATACTGATGTAATGATGTCAGCTTGTCCTGCACTGAAAACATTCCGTAATCACGTAATTGTAGACACAAGTCAGGCAGACGATTAAATGTACAATACATTGCGTAGTAGTTATGGAAAAATCATTTGACCCGATAGCATACCTCAATGGGCTTACGAGATTTGTCTTTGAAGATGATGCGCTTGAAAATATCGCATACGAAAACGGTTTGATGTTTATTTCAGACCGTTCTGAAATAGATGAATGCACTAAAGACCATTGCCTTATCGCACTGTACGAACTTGTCATTAACGGTCCGTGGTCTGTGGCTTCATCATCACTCCAACATGGCAGTTACAGACAGGACATAGGTAGTGAGACGGTAACGGCTGCCATAATCCAAAACTTGAAAGACCGTCTGAAAGCACTGTACAAAAAGTATGGTGAAGAAGAAGCGTTGAAAAGCATGGATTCGGGTAGTATGAGTTGGGTCAATGAAAATTCATTAGATGTATAGTTTATGCGTCTCAAAAGAAAAGCAATAGCAGAATACCCGTTTCATGGCACATTCTACACCGTGATAACGAATAAGCCGGAAGACGGGAACCTTCTCGGTGACGGTGACTTGCTTGGGAATGAAAAAACGGATAGTTCTCCCGAAGTTCCCACTACGGGAGAGACCATCCTTCTTGAAACTGAATGTGACATACAGCAGGCTGCAAAGCTGATTAATTCTGGTACTATCATGGCTGACTATAAAGTATTTTTCCCGTGCAAAGTTGGTGAGAAGCTACCTATACGTTTCAATACCAATTTTAAATGCAAGGATTATGCAATACCAATCCAAGGCAGGGTTATAGGGCTTGAATATAGTCAACTTGGTGGTTGCTCGGTTGATATTAAAATGAGCGAGGTGTAGGCTATGGCAAAGAAGGTTAAGACAGGTTCATTGAATAAACTTATAAAGTTCTTATCGGAAGAAGCTGACAAAATAATTGCAGAAGAATTGAATAGGGTTAATTATAAAAATGATACAGACAACCTTCATGATAGCTACGGATGGGGAATATATGTTAATGGCAAACTATCCAAAAGCGGTTATCAAACGAAATACGCATTAGCCCCAAGAATTTGGGAGAGAGAGCCGCTATACGGACGTGATGCGATAACGGATTTTCTTGAACGTAAATATAAGCCTCATGATGGAATTGACCTTGTAATAGTAGCCGCAATGCCATACGGACAAATATTACAGGAAAAGTACAAATATGAGGTAATTGCCATTGCTCAAAACCAACTCAAAGCATTAAGCAACAGAATTAAAGGTTCAACTTTTGGAATTATAAAGAACGGTAAATACTGATTATATGGATAGCAAATACAAGACAACATCAAAAGTGGAAAACTTTTTTTCCATGCTGCTGACAAAAGCGGCTATATCCGATAACCTGTTTATCGGGAATATGCCTGCCACTGTTGAAAGCGACTGGAAAGAAATGGTGCTTGTTGATGTGCTTTCCATGAAAGATTACGGAGCTTATGCCAAAGGTTCTGCCAACGTGTTCTTGTACGCAAAATCAGTTGACAGTCACGGCACAAAACCCGTGAAGGAGCTGTACAAAATGGAACTTGCGCTTGATAAGGCTATTGAATCATGCAAAGACCCCCATTATGTGATTGATGTAAATTTCCGTGATGCAGATTATGACCAAAATAGGAACTACTACTACAACGTGATAAATATAGAAGTAACAATAAGGTAAACAGATTATTAACAGGATAACATTTTTTAATTATGGCAGTAAACAAGACTGGCGCAAAAGCCAAAAAATTCATCAAGCCTTCTTACATCGTGGCAACTCTGTTCACTGGCTCTGAACAAGACGATGTGCCAAAGGGTGACTCTTATATCCTTGAAGATGTAGTTGAAGACACCACTTCAATCTCTCAAGACGATAATGATGTAAACGACATCGAGTGTGAAACTTCCGACAGTCCTATTATTTCCATTGTGAAGCTTGGCAAATACCAGTTTACAGCTGAGGTTGCAGATACACAAAAAGACCTATTGGTCGCTCTCATGGGATTTACGGCAGGAACTACTGTCTCTACCAAATACTTTGCTCCGGCTCAATACAAGAAGTTGTATGCAAAGATTGATGTAGTGTTTGAGGAAGGGGAAACGATGACTGCATTTGTGGTTCCTAAAGTCCAACTTAACTCAAAACTAATGCTTGAATCTTTGAACTCTAATGTGGGCCGTATCAACCTTGCAGGAACAGCGTATGATGCAAATATCGCCGATGGTGAAAAAACTATTAGAACACCATTTTATGTAGATTCAGCCTATACTTTACCAAAATAGAACTTGTTCATAATAGATAACTAGAGTATTTACAGGGCGGTAGGCTGACATGCCGCCGCCCTTCATGCTTATAATCATGGCAGTTTATAGAGCAAAGAAAAAAGATACACAACCAAAGAAAAACGCTGTAACAGCTCATACTCCTGTATCCAATGAATCAATGGAACGTTTGGCAAGGATAATGAACGACAGCCCAAGCATTATGAAACTCCACGATACGGAATGGTGTATCACAGGATTAAAGCCCGGTGTTCAATGGCTCATAGCCGAACAAGCGTGCCGGATCGTCAAAGGAGAGAAACTGAGCATGGGAGATGTTATCAAGGAGTTTGCAGTAAATCTACCAGCAGTGGCACATGTAATAACGCTTGCACTTCTCAATGACAAGGACAGGATATTCTCTGATTATGAGAAAAAAGAACTTTCAGATGACTACCACAAAGTCTATGACCTTCTAATGTGGGGGGAATACGACATAAAGGACTGGGCATTATTGCTCGGTGAAATCCTTAACCTCATAAGCACGGATTTTTTTTTCGAGAGTATCAATGTGATTCAGACCGTGAGGGAGATGACACTGGCGAGGAAGATGAAGAAAACGGAACAAAGCTAATAATATCCCGTACCGAATGGGGGCAGATGATTGATTTTCTGCGCTCCAACACTTGGTGCTCTCGTGAAGAATATTTATGGGGAATGACGATTGGACAGGTCCGGTTAAGCTCGTTTGATTTTTCCCATGTAGAATACGGAAACAAGGACAAGAAAAAGAAGAAGGTCAGCAAAATAGGAAGTGTTGACGATTTGAAGAACTTGAATGATTTGGGTATGCCCATAATTAATAAAAAAGGATAACGATATGGCAAATAACGAAGCAGGAGCTTTCCTCAACATAACCCCTGATGTATTAAAGAAGTTGGATAGTTTCGATGAGAAGCTGGAGAAGATAGAGAAACATGCACATACGGCTGCGGATGCGTTGAAAAACGGGTTTGGCAATGTGGTAGTAGATACTTCCAAATTGGAGAGCGCAATCGCTTCGTTAGCCAGCAAGATAAGTTCGATTGGGTCTAAAGGGAATCCGTTTGAGGGAGTAAGTAAAGGAGCTGGAGATACCGAAAAGAAAACCACATCCATGAACGAAAGCCTTTCACGTGCAGCAGATTTACTGAATCGGATAGGTGATAAAAAAATAGGGCAAGGTTCGTTTAGCGGATGGAATATAGCCGGACTGAAAGAAAGTATTTCTGACTTGAAAAAGTTTGTTGAGAATACACAGACTATTTCAAAACAACAGCAACAGACGGCCGTTAATGCCATGCGTTACATGAAAATGGAGCTTGACTACCAACGCCAAACTGACGAACAGAGAGTACAATCGGCAGAGAAAACCGCACAACGAAAAGAAGCAGCCGATAGGCGTGCGGCAAAAGCAGCAGAACAATTAGCGAGACAGCAAGAAATAGCTCAACGTACTACGTCGCAAGGTGCATTGGACTATTCAAGAAACGCCAAATATTTGCGTGACCAAGTAACAGCCATAAACTACTTGAAGCAGGCTCGTTTGTCTTTAAACACTACAGATGCCAACTACAGGCAGACACTTGAACAGATAAACCAAGCCATCGCCAAGCACAACCAAGCCTTGCAGCAAGCAGGAGTACAATCGCAGCAACTGGTCACACGCCACCGGAACCTAATGGATACGGCTGGGCAATTAAGCCGTCAGCTTGCCTTGGTGTTCTCCGTATCACAGATTGAAGGGTATATCAGTAAGTTGGCAAATGTACGTGGAGAATTTGAATTACAGCAGCGTTCCTTGGAAGCCATTTTACAGAATAAAGCGCAAGCAGACCAGATATTCAACAAGACCGTCCAACTTGCTGTAAAATCGCCATTCCAAATTAAGGAACTGGTTACATTCACAAAACAGCTTGCAGCATACCGTATTGAATCGGATAAGTTATATGACACGACAAAACGACTTGCCGATGTATCCGCTGGTTTAGGTGTTGATATGGGCAGACTTATTCTTGCTTATGGGCAGGTCAAAGCGGCAGCGTATTTGCGTGGTACGGAAGTTCGTCAGTTTACGGAAGCAGGTATCAATTTGTATGGAGAATTGCAACGCTACTTTGAAGAAGTTAAAGGCGAAGCATATACCACTGCCCAAATTGTGGATATGATTTCAAAACGAAAAGTAACCTTTGAAGATATTGAGAACATCTTCAAACGGTTAACTGACAGCGGAGGATTGTTCTACAATATGCAGGAAATTCAAGCCGAAACTTTGCAGGGTAAAATTTCCAACTTGAAAGACAGTATTGATGTGATGCTTAACTCTATCGGTAAGGCTAACGAAGATACACTGAAAGGTTCTATTGATTCTATTAAGGTATTGATTGATAATTGGGAAACAGTAGTCAATATAGCGAAAGCGTTTGCCCCAATAATCGCATCCATGGCCATCACCGTATGGGCTAAAAAAATAGGAGTGGCAAATGGGGCGATTGGGTTATTTTCAGTAGGTCTTGGCAAAGCAGGCAATGCAATAAAGGCATTCGGGGCAACATTCAAGGCTTCATTCCCATTAATGGCTATTACAGCAGCATTAGGTATTTTCAATGAATTAATAAAGATACAAGATGAATACAACAAAAGGCAGAAAGAAGCTGAGAACAAATATTACAAAGGAAAAGTAAGAACTTCGGAGATAGAACGTCTTTCTGTTACAATAGACGAAAAAACATCCAAACCGAAAGTCAAGGAAGCGTTGAACGCCCTTGTTAAAGAAATGAATAACGAGGGATTTGCAATAGAGATAAAGGCAAATATATCAGAGAATGAAGCAAGAGAACAATATGATAAGTTGTTGCAACAGCATAAGCAATATCTTGATGATATGCTTGTGCTAGATTATAAATACAATACTGACAAGAAAAGCAATTCTATGTTTTGGGAAACCGATGCGGACGAAGCAAACACAAGATTAACAGAATCTTATCAGAGAGCATTAGCGACAATAACCCAGATACGGACAGAATTGGCAAAAGTAGCAGATAAAGGAACTGGATTTATTGCACAAGAAGAGCTTAAAGAATTGGAACTAGGCGTAACAGAATCAGGTTCTTTGGAAGCTATACAAGATTATTATAAAAAGCTATTGGATTTTTTAGAGTCAATACAAAAAACATATATTAGTACATCATCTTCGTCTTTTGGAATTGTTTCTTCCACTACAACAACCACTTTTGCTGGAATCAGAAGTAATATACTTGAAAATGTTAATGCAATAAAGAACAGCCTTGATTCTTCCAAAAATGAAATGACAAAGAAGATCCGTTCTTTTTTTGATAATGTTTTCAATTTTAAGAACTATGACAATGATGTGAAAGCCGCAATGGTAAACAACTATGCAATATCGCATGATTGGTCACAAGATTTTGTTCAACAAATTACAGCTCCTATTTATGATATAGACTTTACCAATAAAGGAAAAACAGACAATAATACCGGGAAAGACACTGACACGAAGCTACAACGTGACATATTAGCAGAACGCATTTCCCTTATTAAAGAGCTTAACAAGGAATACGAGAAGCTGAATAAGGTAATGGGCAGCGATAAGGCAGCTAAGACAGTCATGGAACGCTACGCATCCCAATTGAAAGATGTTCAGATGCCTAAAAATATCATAGGGGAAGCATTCTTGCCTAATAAGGAAAATACGGCAAAGGCTTTGCAGGAACTTGCAAAGATTATTACTGACTTTAGGAAGAAGATAGGAGCACAAAAAGATGCTAATGTCTTGTTTGACGAAAAGGATGCAGATGATTTTAAAAAACAGCTAGACAAAACTAAAGATAACATTGAATCCATGTTCAACGGATTGGATTTGCACAAGAAACTGAAAGATGCAGGACTTTCCGAAGCGGAGGTCCAACAGTTGTTCCCCGGACTTGCCAAGACGTTGGACGATGTGCAGAAAGGGATTGAAGCAGAATATCAGAAGAAATTTCCGAAAGGTGAATACCTTATTGCTGATACCGATGCCAACAAGCAATATTTAGCAGACTTAAACAAGCTCAACCAGCAGCGTATAAAGGACAGTCAAGACCTTGTTATCGAACTGACTAAGAATTACAAATCACAACTCACGGATCGGTTGCAACTTGACAGATGGTATTATGAGGAAAGAGCTAAAATACAAAGAGCTAAACTAACCGATAAACAAAAAACGCTGTATGAATCCAACCTTACAAGTCAGTACAACAAGAAGTCTGACGAGAATACATGGAAACAATTCCAAAATTCGGATATGTATATCTCAATGTTCGAGAACATTGAAGGTGCATCCACACGTATGCTCACAGCAATGCGTGACAAACTTATGAGTTTGCGTGAGAATCTGAAGGATCTTCCGGCTGACCAACTGAAAGCAATCATCAATCAACAAGAGAAAATTGATGAAATGATTGCTAAAAAAAATCCCTTCATCGGTCTTACTTCGGGAGTGAAAGAGTATATTCAGTTCCTAAAAGAGAGAAAGGAACTTGAAGAGGAAAATATAAGAGCCAACAATGCGGTTGACTATTATACAAGCCAAAGCAACGAACAATCGAAAATTGTCGAACAGAAACGGCAGGAATACAATGCGGCAGTAGCAACGTATGGCATCCTTTCTAAAGAAGCCAAACAATTGTTAATCCAGTTTGAAACAGAAAAATCCAAACTTGATATAATACTAAAGCAACTTACCGCTGAAAAGAAAATATCAAAAGAAACCGCCGAACAAATCAGGAATGGGCAAAATCTAGGCGACACTCTGAAAAATAAAATCGGAGAATCAGGAAGGATCTTTTCAGAATTCTCATCCGCATTGCCACAAATTGCCAGTGACCTTGAAAATGTTTTCGGCTCAATGTCTGATGGTACAAAAGACGTTATCAACCGCACGGCAGAAGCGGCAGGAGGTATAGCACAAATAGCAACAGGAATAGCACAAGGTCCAGTTGGATATCTTCAAGCGGCAATGGGCTTGGCAAAAACAGTAAGTGCCTTGTTCGGATCGGATGATGCAAGACTGCAAAAAGAAATAGAAGGACATGAAAGAAAGATAAAGAAGCTGGAACGTGAATACGACAAGCTAAAAGAGAGTATAGACAATGTATGGGATATAACAAAGCTACAAGAATATGGGAATGAACTTGATGAGAACATAAACAAACAGATAGTATCTCTCAATGCCATGATAGCCGCCGAAAGAGACAAGAAAGATACTGACTGGGATAAAATAAACGAATGGCAGGAACAGATTGAAGATCTTAGGGATACTTTGGCTGACAGTGCTAATGACATGATAGCAGAACTTGGCGGTGTAGGCTCCGATGAAAATTTCAAAACATTGGCTGAGAATTTTGCATCGGCATGGTTGGAAGCGTTTCAAGAAACAGGGGATGGCTTGTCTGGACTTCAAGAAAGTTTTGATGATTTTATGGAAAACTATGTAAAACAACAGATACTTCTAAGATTATCTGACAAGTTCTTAAAACCTATGTTTGACGAATTTGACAGCCTAATTGCAACAAGAACAGATATGGAGCAAGAGGATCAAGAAAGGTATTTTGAACTTCAAGCCCAAATAACCAGGCTAAGAAACACAGCCAATAATTCGGTTATAAAAAGTGTCGCAAAAAAAGCGAATGCCGCTGCTGATGAGATAGAGAATAGTGAGGAATATAAAAGACTTCAAAAGGCATATACGGATTTTTTAAAGCCGAATGATATTAATACCGAAGCCATCAAAGACTGGTCTGACAAGATGAAGGAAGTGTTTGGTGAATATAACGAGGCGGCAGAAGAAATTTTTAACCAAATAGGATGGGAACCCGGAGGTAAAGCAAATTTATCCGCTCTCACCCAAAGCATACAAGGTATAACAGAGACTACTGCCGAGGCACTTGAGGCATTACTGAATTCTATCAGGTTCTTTGTAAACCAGCAAACTATTGACATAACAGCTATCAGAAATCTATTAGACGCTCGATATAGTTTAGAATCACAAGCTGAAACAAATCCCATGCTAATTGAATTGAAAGCGCAGACGGGATATTTGGAGATTATTTCAGATAGAATAGACCGTGTATTCGCGCCAAATTCAAATTCAAGGGGAGCAGGACTAAGAGTATTCATAAGTGACTAACTTTAATCTATAAAAAGAATAAGTAATGAAAGATGTAATCTACAATTTTATCAACGAGCACATGATGATACATATTGTGCTTATAGCCTTGTGTATTGCGGCTACAATGGGGGCGATGTTAGTAGACCTTATTACAGGAGTTATGAAAGCCAAGCAACGCGGGGAGGCAAGAACATCCACGGGGTATAAGAAAACAGCAGTCAAGGCGAAGAAGTATTTCACTCCATTTATAGAGTTGTGCTTCATTGATCTGTTATGCTGTGTGGTTATCCCCTTCCCTATTTTTTCAATGATTTGGACGGGTTACTGCATTTTCTGTGAGTTTAAATCAGTTCGTGAAAAATCATGGGAAAAAGCGGAGTTGCGCAAGGCTGAGAAGACAATGAGTGTGATTATCGAGAACAAGGATGATATTGCCAAGATCATGGCTCAGATACTATTTGACAACGAAAATAAAAAGGAGGATAAAAAATGAAGTATTTTACAATTGCGGAACTCTGCAAGTCAACGACTGCTGACCGCTTGGGTATCAACAACAGATGCAGACAGGAGCATGTGACTGCTCTAACTGCCTTGGTGGATAACGTACTGGACCCGTTACGCACATGGTGGGGAAAGCCTATAACAGTAAACAGTGGTTATCGCTGTCCGGAACTTAATGCGGCCGTCAAGGGAAGCAAGACCTCGCAGCACATGAAAGGGGAAGCTGCTGATATTGATACTGGCGACCGTCAGCAAAACAAGTTATTGTTTGAATATATCCGAAAGAACCTTCCCTATGATCAATTGATTGACGAAAGCAATTTTGCATGGGTGCACGTCAGTTATCGGTCTGACGGTGCCAATAGAAAACAAGTGTTAAGTTTATGAGACAAAGGATCTATATATGGATTGCGATAGCGATAGTATTGCTATTGATACTTATTTAAATACAATAATATGAAATGGCTTCCTTATATATTAATAATTGTGCTCGCTTTCGGTTTAGGATGGTTTGTAAAGCCATCCCCCGAAGCAGTTATAGAGGAAAGAACGGATACGGTGTTCAGTACAAGTATCATTATAAAGAGAGATACTGTAAAGTCTTATCTTCCTTCTCCAATACTGTGTTGGCATGATGGTGATACAATCCATGTAGGAGACACTGTTCTTCCTGTTGAGCAGAAGATATACAGAGATAGTGATTACATCGCTTATGTGAGTGGTTACAGACCTAACCTAGATAGTATCTATGTTTGCTCTAAAACACAGACAGTAACAAACGATATCTATCACACGGTGAAAATAAGACCTAGAAGATGGGGTCTGGGAATAACAGCCGGTTATGGATTTGGTAAAGATGGTTTTTCTCCTGCGGTTGTCGCAGGAATAAGTTATAGAATATGGTAATCAACAGAAAGGAGGTGCAAGATGAAATAGCAACATCAAGTATCATCCGCCACAGGTAGAAGTGTGGCATATAATAGAAAAACTCATTTAATAAAAGTAATTCTTTCAGGGGCTTAGAATCAAAAAAAAGCCCCCAACGCTCATATTAATATTGCCACATAAAAACATGATAAAAGCATAAGACACTGCACGTTGGAGGCTAAAATATCTTCAACAAAATGTCTTATGCTTTGTTCGTCAATATCTTGTTTTATGTGGCATGGCAAAGATAAGAATAAAAATTAGAAAAAAACATGTGCAAGTCAGAAATCTTTGCCAAAATAATTAATATTGTTTCAAAAGAAACAGAAGTGTCTGTTGACCAAATATTATCGTCTGATAAGAATATGGAGACAGTGGATGCCCGGTATCTTCTTGTATCTCTTCTTTTCGAAAGTGGCATGTACCCTTCACAGATAGCCGCTCATATTCACAAAACCAAACGTGCAGTCAACTACATGATATCTAATTTCCATGAGAGGATAGAGAGTGGGAAAATGATGAGAATATATTGGGATAATATAAAGAATTTGTTGGGAAACAACTGATTTTCCATGAGTTATGATATGTATACTTTTGCATACGGTCAATTTTGACCGGGATACAAAATACAAATACTTATGGAAAGAACTTATGTTTTTAATTCAGACGGAGGCAATGGAGGTTCAGGCGGTAGCAAGCTTGACATTACCGCCATGCTTCCCGGAATGTTTGGGAACAAGGGGATAGACCCTAACCTGCTTGCCTTGATGAATAACGGCAACGGCTTTGGAGGACAGGACGGATGGTGGAGCATTATCTGGCTTGTTGTGATAGCAAGTATCTTTGGATGGAACGGCAATGGTGGCGGTTTGTTCGGTGGACGTGGAGGAAACGGAGCTAACGGACTTCCGGCAGAATTGGCAGGAAACGCAGGACGCGAATTGTTGATGCAAGCTATTCAGGGTAACGGTAATGCTATCTCTCAATTGGCTTCTTCATTCAACTGCTCTACCCAACAGGTTCAGACAGCATTGTGCAATGTTCAGAATAGCATTACACAAGTAGGTAATCAGGTGGGATTGTCAACCAACCAGATTATTAATGCTATGCAGTCAGGCAACCAGTCTATCCTTACTCAACTTGCCGATTGTTGCTGCAAAACGCAAACAGCTATTGAAAGACAAGGCTATGAAGGACGTTTGCAGAATTGCGAATCAATGAATGCCCTTACCAATACAATGAACAACAATGCATTGTCATTGCGTGACGGTGCTACTGCCAACACGAATGCTATCCTTGCTAAACTTGATGCAATTCAAAATCAGGCATTGCAGGACAAGATCGCATCTCTTACTGCGGAAAAGGCTACTTTAACAGCCGAAATATCCCAGCGTAATCAGAACGCCACTATCCTGAGTGCAGTAGGACAACAGATTGCTCCTTTGGCAGCCGGATTGCAGGCATTACAAGGAGACGTAGATAAAATCAAATGCAAGCTCCCCAATACTGTGAGTGTTCAATACCCCAATTTAACCGCTATTAATACAGATTGTTTCCGTGCAGCCGCCTACGGTGCATATATGGGTGACGCTGTATACGGACGTAGTGGATGTGGTTGCAACAACTACTGGGGTTAATCCGGTAAGAAAGGAGGTAGATATGTGGCCTAACTTTTTTACAGGATTCCCATTCCCATCAATCGGAAGAACAAATTTCAACACTCTTCCTACGGTGGCTGTAACAGTCGGTACTGAGAATGTGACTTTGGAACTTCCTAACCACGCATTCCGTAACAGGGATTATGTTGGAGGATTCTATATCAGCCTCCGTCAGGCTATACCTGCCGGCACGACTGCTACACTTCCGATATTGATAGGAACTAATGGGGACACAAGACCGTTGATGGCTTATAACAATGAGCCTGTGACTGTTGCAAACTTGGCTGGAACCGGCATCTATGAGATCCATTATAACAAGTACACCAACGAATTGTATCTTGTTAATGGAGGGTACAGACCGACAACGGCTCCGGCTCCTACAGTAGAAACCGCTTCTTTACGGAGCAAGTAATAATTAACATGGAGTTTTGTGGTGGTTCCCAAAATGGGAATAACCACACTCCTTAAAATTAAACAATCATGTTTCAATCACTTCGTACCAATAACCAATTGTATATACTTCATAAGGATGCTAACCCGTTTATCGAATACGGCCCGGTGGTCAGCGTTTCCGCTCCCAAGCCGAAATATCCTATGGCATCCCCTATGGGACAGTTGCCCCAAATGGAAATGGTTGTGGATGTTGTTGTCTGCATCAACGGGCAGAACACGACATTCCAAAATCTTCCTGCCGGCATGGATATAGCCGACTTCGGACAGAACGGGAATATCGTAGTGTCATGCTCGCGTGATGCTATGAATAACGAGGTCGCTTCTATGAAACAGAAAAGCATAGACATCATCAACAGCATGGACTTCCACAATTCCGTCATTGCAGGGTGTGACAAGATGCTTACGCTCTTGAACCCTGAATTTGCCGAGAAACAACGTCAGGAGCAGGAAATATCCTCTCTGAAAGGGCAAATGGCGGAAATGAGCAAGAATATGTCTGACCTTATGGATTTGAACAAACGGCTCATGGAACAACTCGGAGTGGTTGAAACATCCAAAACAAAGAAATGATTATGGGAATGTGGGAAATATTAGAAGAAGGGCGTGACGATTACGGACGCGGCTTCGGTATGAGAGGTGACGAAGTGGAGGAAGCCTACAAGGAAGGCTGCCGCAAAGGTTACGAAAAAGCCATGAGAGAGATGCGCGGAGAAATGGGTTTCCGTGATGGCGGAAGAAGTTATTCAGGTGGTGGAAGCTCATCCGGCATGGATGAACGCAGATACCCCGGATACTTTCCTGAATATCCGCGTATGGATGACATGGGCGAACGCAGACGCAGACGCGCTAACGGTGAGTTTTATTAATGGTGGAGGGGTGGAATGCCCCTCTTTTTAAATAAAGGTTATGGAACAAAGATTGGATACATACAGCAGATTTCCATCGGGCATGAGGGAATATCTGGAAGCATACGGCTTTCATTTCAGCAAGAAACTTTATGAATGGACCGTTTCAAAAATGAAGGTGAAAGACGAAGCCACGGGCAAAGAGAAAAAGCTGGAGCCGTGGAGCAAAGATGAAGTGGACGATATGCTGAAAGCGAACGGAATTACCATTGAGCACGACAAGGGTTATGACGTTGCTTATGTTGCAAACATGCTGAAAGCGGATTTCTATAAAAAATCATTGGTTGACGAGGCACACTTGTGCAAGCATATAAAGTGCTACCTTGATGATATTGATGGCGATCCTTGCAGGGCGTTTGACGAGTTCTTTGCCACCTGTATAGGTAAAGGGATTCCTGTAATTTGGTCGGATGTGATATGATTATTCAGGAGTTCTACATACCGAAATATGGGGACTGGCACGTCAAAGTGTATTATGCGGTACACACCTATTGGGCGGATCGGATCATTATGGACCTGTACCGTATAGGATGCAGGGGGGATTCCCTCAAGCGTGCGTATCGCAATCTGACCGAAGGCAGAATGAATACCGGTCTAACCTATTCGGACTACAGGAGAAGAGAGACAGTAATGGTTATCTCACTAACCTCTACCCCCGAAGAGTTTCAAAATTCGTGGGACCACGAAAAAGGTCATTTGTGCCGGCATATCTCCAAGGCTTTCGGGATTGATCCTTATGGAGAGGAAGCGCAATATCTCAGTGGATATGTCGGTCAAAAGATGTTCCCTGTAGCCAAAAAGTTCTTATGTGAACATTGCAGAAAAGGACTGGAAAAATAATAATCTAACAGAAGCGTTCTTTGACTTGTTGGAATTACCGTTTTTACAAAATAGTCGTGAAATTATATACATAAATCCAATAAAATTATATATCTTAATTATATGATATTATTGGAATAACAAATACTTTATTCTATCTTTGAGCCGAATTTTAAATTATAGATGGAAATGGAACAAGAAAACAACAATGCGATTCTTTCTTTTGAAGACTTTAAAAACCAAAACGGCATCGTTTATTGGTGGGCCTCAGAAGTAATGGTTATGCTTGGATATAATGATATGAAAGCATTTTGTAAAGTTCTTGACCGCGCGACAAAGGCTTTTGTTTCGCTCAACATTCCTCATTATGAAAATATAATAGCTGTGAAACGCAATAATAATGGTGTTGAGTTCCAAGACTTCAAACTTACACGTTTTGCGTGTTATCTTGCTGCTATGAATGGCGATCCAAAGAAGCCAGAAGTAGCATTGGCGCAAGCTTATTTCGCACAGCAAACACGAAAATTTGAATTATACATTGAAAACAATCAGGAAATAGACCGCGTGCTAATACGTGAAGAACTTGCAGATGGAAACAAATCTCTCGCTTCAACAGCAAAAGCCGCAAATGTTACTGATTATGCAAAGTTTCAAAATGCAGGTTATCTGGGTATGTATAATATGGAATCGTGGAAGCTTGAAAAGAAACGTGGCGTTAAAAAAGGAAAGCTATTTGACAGAATGAGCCGTACCGAACTTGCTGCCAATCTATTCCGTGTTACCCAAACCGAAGAGCTTATAAAGAGTAAACAAATATCTGGACAAGCTAATTTAGAACAAACACACTATACTGTTGGAAGACAAGTCCGAAATATAGTAGAACAAAATACTGGGCGCAAACCTGAACAGTTGCCACAAGAAAAAGAATTGCCTATAATTAAAAAAGCTCTTAAAATGACAGCAAAGGAAATGAAAAAGATTGATAAATAATTTTTTCGAATTGTAGTTTTGTTCTGCAATCTAAAGGTGCAAAAAAAGATACCCCCCATACATCTACACTAGTGAGCTACGGTCAACGTAGCCTTTCAATGTATCAAGGGCTATCTTCATGGCGCAAAGATAAAATTAAATATTCAAAAACGCAAAATAAAGTAACTATTTAGCATTAAGCGGTAATCCCCAACGGGTTTTACCGCTTTTTTTATGTTAACAGAATATGGAAGAAGATAAGTTGAACATATTGCTTGAACATGCTGATGATGTGCCTCACTGGTATTTCTGTCGTTTACTTGCTGTGATGCGATGGAACGTATAGAGAGGTTCATTTATAGACTGATACCCTTTGTCGTGTTGGCAAGGGTGATATCGTTGTGCCTGTAATGAAAGGCACTCCACTTGCAATAAGTAAAGTGCCTTTTGATTTGAACGTTGGTCGAAACCTCAACGTGTGTCTATACTAACATGTGGCAATATTCATAATCCAATACTATTTCTCGGATATCCTATTTATTTCTTTGTAGATACATTGCAGTGTAACCACATCGTTTTTGAACTCATCTATGGTATTACAGTCTATCAGTGTGGCATAATTGAAAAGCACACGTGCTATATCATCCGCAAGTTGCTTGGGTGATTGCCACTCGTTAAAATACTTAGTAAGTGAAGTAAAATCGTATTCTTTCTTGTTTTCGTTATTTGTTTCCATAATTCTAAAAATTAACAATGTTGCGTTTTTTGGTGTGAAAGTTATGCACTCCATGTCAATGAAGTGCTATAATCATACACTATGTTTGATTGATTATACTATTCTCGCAAGTTTTCCGTCAGACGGTTTGCCACCAAACAGGTGATTGATGTAAGCCAAACCTTTCTGCGTGCAAAGCACTACCATTACTATAAATCCAGGGTGATTTTCACGTGGGACGGGCTTTTCTTTCATCTCGAAATATCCTGCATCAATGTATTTTTGTTTTGGTTCATTGCGATTGGCGAAGAATACTCCCAACTCTCTTAACTTCTTAAAAAGAGTGTTTCTTCCGAAAGGTAGCCCGAGTATCTTTGCTGCCTGTCCTATGTCGCACTTTCCTTCCATCGCAAAGGCTTTGTCAGCAAAGTCGGCTTTGGGCTGTATCTTTGCTATCTTAGCATCTTTCTGTTCGATTATTTTTTGTTGTTGCTCAGCTTGGGCTTGCAAACGTGCCTTTTCCTCACGTTCGTTCTTTAACTGTGTAGCAAGACTGATAACCAAGTCTGGATTATTAATCATTTGTTCAAGTGTTGGCTGTGTGGCGGTCATGCCGTATTTAAGAAGTTCCTTGATACGGTCGTTGCACCATAAATAGAAGTCGGGAGAAAGCCATTGTGCAAATACCAAAGCAAGGTCTTCATGCATCCAAGTGCCTTGATTGTTACCTCCTTGATTTACAGTAACTAAATCCGTTGCGGAAATTCCCGTTTTGGCTGATAATGAACTAATTAACTCCTTCGTTTGTTTTGTTGACAAAAAGTCATTACAACGTTTTCCAAACGGTTTAGCCATTTCTGTGGCATTTACCATTACACTATCGCCTTTATAAAAAGTAATAGGACTTCCATTGTATTGGAAGATTTGATTTGTGTAATTGTTGAACATAACAATAATAATAAAAAAGTGCCATCGCCTTTCCCGCTGTTCAACACATTACACAAATGCTGTGAGTACATTAATACTTCACACGGGGGTACGATAGCACCTAATATCTTAAGTGAGGTCATAAAAATAACCTGCACGCTATATGCAAGTTCACGACCTGCATTTGTGTATATGAATGTTGAACGCTGCAAAGTAACGCATAATTTTTGATATGGCAAAATTATAAGATATATTTTTAGCATAAAAAAAAGCCACGATAGTGTTTACCGTGGCTTTATACTATAAATATGCTTTAATTATTCCTTCTTAACCTTGACACGCAACGTTTCATTACTGCCATCCATCATCATTATAATAGTGGCGACATCACCATCTATAGATACAATTTCATAGCGGAGATATTCCTCACCACCCACATAGGTGTAAATGGTATTTCCTGTAGCTTTATATGTACCTTTGCCATTCCCGAAATAACCGCTACCACTATATGTTCCATTTGGATTGAATGTAGCAGAGAAACGATATTTTGAATAATACCAGTTTGTCAGGTCTATTTTCCCTTCCTTTAAGTCGATCTCAATACCTTCCCATGTTCCATACAACGTTTCCATTGGATAGTTGAACACAGCTTCATCATCATCCGAACAAGCGGTAAACACCAACATAGGCAACATTGCCAGTAAAAACAAAATTTTCTTCATGATTATATAACTTTTTATTAAAACGCTGCAAAATTAATAAACTAATATATAATAATTAAGTCTCGTGTCAAGAAAAAGAATATGCTATATAACACAAAAATCCCCACCAAAATAATTCGGTGGGGAAAATCTTATTTGATAACGCCAAATTCTTTTAGCATTTTTCTACTTATAGTAGGACTTTCTTTTACAGTCTCAATAATCTGCTTCATCAATTCGCTTTTGTTATTGATATTTCCTCTATAAGTATTCCTGTTGAATTTATCCCTTTTAGCTCTTATAAGATTGGTACAGTTGACAAATGAATCGTATAACAGGAATGGACACTGTTTTACCGTTATGGGCAAATAATAATCAGTCAGAATATCAGGGAGATTACGGTTTATTTTAGAATTTATTACCAAACCTCCTATTATGTCTCCGTTTTCATCAAAGCCAAGCACTACGAAAAATTTATCACGTGTATTGTCTCCGTTTTTTGGGGTTATGCCATTACTACCGTCAAGTGCAAGCATATAAACATCCCCAACTTTTATATTGTTTTGTATGAGCTTGTCCCCCAAGTCACCAAGAAGATCTCCTATGCTTGTCATAATAATGCGGATTCTATGGAGAGATTTTCTTTAATATAATCCAACATATCGTTGGTAGCCATTCCGTCTTTTGCCATACCTAAAACGTCCATTACTTTTTTCCCTGAATTGCTATAAGCTCTGTTCCATTCTTCTCCATGTGATTTTTCTCTTAACTCTCCATATGGCAAATAGGCGTTTTTTTCTATTGACCTGTCGATTTCCTCAATATCGGCTTTTGACAGGTAATCCAAATCAGCCTCCCTTTTTGCAGTCAGCATATAATACGCATCACAGTCTCCCTTTGATACGCTTCCGTCTATCATGGCCTTAAGTTCTTTGTCGCAATAACAATCGTTCTTGATGCAGTTATATAGAATAGAAGGAACCGGACCATCAGGCAAAGCACAAAATTCATCAGTAGTCATGCGGAAACCATACTTTGCCAGATATGAAATATTTGCAAAATATATCACTTTGAATACGTGATAATAATCCAATCCTTTTGTCTTGTTTAGAATATACAAAACAATTTCGGTCAGCTTTTGTTTGTCAAATTTTGTCATATTATTCTTAATTATTTGGAACAAAAATAGCATAACTTTTTGATATATCGTTCACAAATCAGTAATTCGTTTCACAAAGTATGTTTTAAAGCATACTTTGAATATATTCAGTGCGTCTATTAATCTTAGTCCGTAGGGCAGTTAGGCGATTTCGGGTAAAGGGCAGCCCGGTCTTTGTCAAAATACCCCTTGCGTTCAATCGTTCAACTACCTTGTCAATATCTTGCGGAGTATTGCAGCCTTCCAACATGGCGGCTATCATATTGTTTTTTTCATCGTTCATCGCTTCTTTCCTCCGCTTTTCCCCGTTCGCCTTACCGCCTTTTGCCTGACCTGATGTAGTACCGCCTAATGATGTACATTTGTTTCCAGCTTTGGAAATGAAATAACCGTTTTCCTCAATTTGTTTTTTCTTTACTTCCAATGCTGATTTAGTTCGTTCCTGTATAAGTTCTCGTTCGAGTTCCGCAGCAAAGGAGAAAGCGAACAAAATCATTTCGTCCATCGCTTTTATCATACCACAATTCAAATCAATGCCCATTTGGACGATTACAAGACGAATTTTACGCGGTTTTAGTTCATCATTGATAAGTTTGTTTAAATCGCTCATAGAACGCCCCAAACGGGAAATTTCGGCTACTATCAGCATGTCTCCAGCCTCCAGTAATGGAAGTACATCAGTTCCTAATTTCCGTTTCTTATAGGTTACACCGCCGGATATTCCTTCTTCCGTTATCACAATGTCGGATTTTAAACCGTTTCTTTTCAACCATTCTTGGACGGTTCTGTTTTGTTGCTCCAATGTTTGTTTGTCAGTGGATACACGACCATATTCTACTACTTTCATAAATTTCCCCTCCTTAGATTAAATTCGCTATTATATTATTCGTTTCGTTGTTCTTGGCTTCTGTAAGCCCTAATTCGGATATATTTTGAAGCGCAATTTCGCATTGTTGGCTAATGTATGAGATTTCATCGGCATCAATATCACGGCTATCGTATATAAACGCTTTCGCCAGCTTGATGGCAAGACCTTGACACACATCCCCGGCAACTTTTTCGGCTGCTATAATGTTATAGCAAATTATTTGCTTAATACTTAGTTGTTTGTTCGTTCCCATATTCTTTTGTTTTTAAGTTAGTAATCAAGTTCATTTAAAAGTCTTGTGTATTTGTTCACACTATCTCTATATGATTCAAATAACGGACAATTATAATAGCTAATTTTAGCCATTTCATTTCCGGTTTCGGACAATCTTTCAACATAGTAATTTAATGCGAAAGAATACTTTTTCTTTAGTTCATTATCATTATGTTGTTTATCGAAGTATTCACTACATGATGATAGGCTCAATGATAATAAAGCCAAAATTGCAATTTGTTTCATAATTCAATCATTTAATTATAAATAATAGTTCCGCCCATGGAACTTGCACCACTTGCAAGGCGTTGAACCTTTGGCGGATAATTCGGATTAAAAACCGTTATTTCCTGTCAGCTCCTTACCTACTCCAACAGCTAACCAAATCAAGACGCAAATCATGAACATATTATTTCCTCCTTAATTAAATTTATTCGTTCATTCTTACCTATCGCCTACCCGGCAGCCGTATTACTGCCGGGGCATCATTTGAACGCTGGTCGTAACCTCAACGTGCTCTTATGCTAATTGTGGCAATATATTCACTTTAATCAACGCATCACGAAGAACAGATATAGTTGATAAATCATTCTTGAATACTTCGATGTTGTCCTCGGTAACAAGAGATGCGTAGTTGAGTATCAGTTGAGCAAGATCATCAGCAAGTTGCCTAGGTGATTCCATCTCATTGAAAAGTTCTTGAATGCTGGACAAATCGTATTCTTTCTTGTTGCTTTTATTTAATTCCATATTTTTTGTGTATTTTAAAAGTTTACAATCTATTAATTAACAACATTGCAAAATTGAACATGAAATATGCACCCACCTCATAAGAAAAGTGGGTAAATGAATTTATGTGGCAAAAAACAAGGTTACGCGGCTGGATTCAGCTCACCTTTTATCTGCTTGATGGCTTTCTTCACGTTCCAATCATTTTCATATAGAGCAATAATGAAGCGTCTACCTTTCTGCGTCCATACAGTATATGTGTTGGTATGGGTATTACCTCTTTCACTTGTGAAAATATTGGTTCTCGTTTCATGCATACCCCATTTGTCGTATGGTGATTTTAAGAGCCACTGCCCCGACTGTTTGAACTGTATTCCAAGTTCTTTCAGTTTGTTGTTCAGTTTTTCTGCCGACATACCTATCTCTTTTGCTATTTGAGTTGCAGTAAGAGCATTCACACTCTGCAAGTGGTTGTCGTAGTAGTTGACTTTCGGAGCGGCTTTCTTGATTTCCTCTGTCTGAATCTCAATGGTGACTTGTTGTTGTTCGGTTTCAGCTTCAAGCTGCTTTAACCGTTCCTCTCTCTTGGCAAGGGTAGCTTGGGCGATGGTTAGAGCACGTGCCATGATTTCTTCGGGGGTGTCGTCAGATTTAGTGGCGATATAGCCGCCAGTCTTGCGGATGGCCTTTAGAATTTCCTTAACTCCTTTCTTAAATTCTTTGGCAATTGGTTTGCGGGATTGCATTAAGACTTCATATAAGCCATCTTCGGTAAGTAGCCAAACTTCTCTGTTTTGACCTGATACGAATATTGTTCGTACCAGCTTTTCTTCTTCATCAACAGAAGATACCATGTTTGAAACATCAAACTTTCCTTTTGATGTTTTTGCATAATCAATGCACTCTGCCACTTCTTTGGCAAGGAACAACGGATTTTCGGCAGTTCCATAAACCGTGAACTTGTGCCCCAGCAACTCTGTTTCGCTTAGGACTTGAATAGGATTTGTTAGCATAACAAAAAAATGCACCTACTACGAGCTGCTAACAAATCCATAAGATTAATGTCGGAGGCGTTTCCGTATCTCCACTCGGTAGGCGCAATATCTTAATTTTATACGATACTACTTATTAATATGTCTTGGCAAAAAAATAACTCTATATGGATAGAACCATAAGAGTTTGCCGCTCTCATGGATTTGTTAGCGCTGCAAAGGAAAGCATAATTTTTGATATGGCAAAATTTTGGAGTGTATTTCTGGAAATAAATTATGAAATCACTTCACCTCTCTCCCAAAAGTCTTACATATCATTTGTACAGCAATATTGTGAACTGATAAATATAATTCATCACCTATTTTATTTATAAAAATACTATCATTTCGATACCCATATACTAAGAACTTAGCAGCTTTATTATAATCAGAAGACGGAGATTTCACATTTGTATAATATTCGTATGACACATCTTCATTTGTGTTAAATCCTAAGTAGGCATCCATTACTATACTTGCGAACCTATTCATTCTACAACCTTTCCCTACATCTATAATATTTTCATAATACACCTCATCATCGTAAACAGAATCTTTCAAATAGTAATACTGATATTCAGAAACATCATATCCTCCAAACATATTTTCACCACGCACTTTACATGATAAGATACACAATGTATCATTAAGTTCGGACGTTTCAATATCTGATATTTTTAACGCATCTGGGTTCCTTGCCATTTTAAGCATTGTTTTCTCCATCTGCTTTATTGCCTTACTTTCAAGGCTGTTACTGCACGACACCAAAGCCAATGATGCAATAATCAGTAATAAAATCTTCTTCATAATAACATAATTTTAATTGTTAGTCAATGAATCAATATATACGCAATCTTCCCAATATTTAGGGACTCGCAATATTTCAAGTTCAGCCATCATCATACCTCCATTAGAAATGTCATAAAAAGACTCGTATAGTCGTTTAAAAACACATTCGTCAAACTCCACTACCAGTTCGTTGCTTATACCAATATCTAAAAGGTAGATATATGCGTTATTGGCAATATAATCAATACACCCATGTGTATCACACTCAGCAGATATGCTACAAATATCTTTCTTGAAGTCCATAAGGAACGTATATATTGCATTCCTTATTCTCGGATTAAGTTCATGCATATCCTCGTCTGACAAATACTTCCAATGAAAATCTTCAATTCCATTTCTAATATGAACAGCGATAGCTTTTGCAAGTCTGTTTTTATCATTTAGCACTTCACTTGCAACGTCCTTTATAAAATCAAGAGCCGATTTTACAATTTTTCTTTTCATATTTCATTTATCTTTCTTGTTCAGCAATCTGTCTTCTGTCTGTTCCAGTGTTTTCTTTTTAATATTAAGTTGGTGCTCCACTATCAAATCATAATCGCAATGAGTATCTCCACTCTTTATTGTTACAACAAAGATTTCCAAAGAAACAAGAACCAAAAATAAAATGCAATAAAAAGTAATAGACAAAAAACTACTGGTTATAACCTCCCATGTTGCATTTAATTCTTCTATAAAACCAACTTTTCTTTTGGCAAAATCTGAACGAACCTCCTTGTCTACTACACTCTTATTCTCTTGAAGTTTTTTTAATTGCTCTTGATAGATAGCAAGTTGGTTCTCATTAGCCTTTGTTTGCGCAGATATTGGATTTTCCATACTTCTTGTAACTACATTTGTAGTTCTTGTTTTTATGGGATTACCTTCATCATCAACGCCTGCGACAACCTCCTTGTTGTCAACGTCTGTAACTTTTATAACAGGATTCTTCTGCAATTTTTCATACAATTCAACATTTATCCGTCCAATAGAATCTATTGCCTCTGTAAGCATCTTAATATCGGCATCATACATTTCTAATCTATGAGTTCTAGCATTCTGAATAAGTTTCTCCCTGTTCTCATCCACCTTTATTGCCAAGTCGTTTTGAAATATGATTTGGTCAAATATAAAAGCACCAAGGAAAGACATCAGAACAGCTAATATAACCCTAAACACATAAGACCATGTTGGTTTACCAACAGCTAAAATGATAATACGTTCTATACAAAGAACAATAACCATAAATGCAAAAGATACAGTGAATTTTCCGTATATTGAATCTATATTAATATACTTGTCCGCAAAACAAAATCCTATTGTACCCCATAATATCATCATTATAGTAATGGCAGAAGTAAGCCTTTTAAATGTACGATGGCTTGCCTCTCCACAGTCTTTCAATATGTCAACTCTCCAACCTATAAGAAAGCATCCTATTTTAGTAAGTATTCCCATAAACTATTATCTATTTATAAAAGATTCAGATTTTGCAGATATACCTTTTAAGAAACCTCTCTCATAGGAAGCTATCATATTCATCATCTTTTTGTCTTCTCTATCAAGAGATGATTCCATCTCGTTTATTTTACTAAGATGCTCGTTAAAAGTGTCCCTTCTTGCCTTCAATGTCATTGAAGTAGTAGTTAAACCCTGGGTTTCCACAATGTCAATTTGTACACTTATATCACGAATATCACTTTCGTATCTTAAACGAACTTGATCAAACCGCATTTTAAGCCCATTTTTAATCATTTCCTTTTTAGCTTCTTTATAAGTCATATCCGCATTACACATTGCATCATCATAGCCTTCTTGCTCATAATCACCTTGTATATAATCATAAATGACATCAATAGGCATACCTGTACCATGTTTTACGGTTACGGCATTGTTATCTATATTTGGCTCTGAATCATCTACAAAGTCTTCCCTTTTGATTTCTGGTTGAATTACTTTATCATCTATAACATTTAGATTTTGCAACCCTGTAACTTCCGTATTGTTTTTCAGGTCGCTCTTCTTGAAAAAATTAAAAAGTCCCATATTTATTTATTGTTTTAGTTGGAATATCAAATTTTGCATGTCCTCTTTGGTGGCAAGAACTACATAGTGTAATAAGATACTTATCATTATATTCCCACGGCCGAAGTTTCCTCCCATTTTTATCAATATGATATTGCTTATGATGTACAACCAAATTTTTTTCACTTCCACATATTGTACATTTATATCCATCTCTTTCTAATATATGCATTCTCTTTTCACGCCACCTTTCATCAAACAGAAGTTCTCTATATGAACCGTGATTAGAATAATATTGTTTCATTTTCTCAACCCCTTTCTAAAACTACTGTTTGCACTCCTTGAACTCTTCATAAGTCCACCTTTTACAACCCAAATGATAACCGCAATAAAAAATAGTATGTCCATAACAACATTACATTTTAGTTAAACGTTGCAAAATTACAACATAATTCCAAACTGTCCAAAAATAAGAGGTATGTTAGATCGCATGAAAAAAAACTAAATAAAAATTTGTCTTTGCAATATAATGTATTACTTTTGCATTATAATATAATACAATAATAGGATGGAAACAGTAATAAGAAAACAAACATCGTTCCGGCTACGTGAAGATTTGCTTCAAGTATTGCAGGAACACGCAAAGAAAGCAAACAGAAGCCTAAACAATTTTGTAGAGAGCACTTTGATGGATGCGATGTATTCAGAACCAAATGAAGAAACTGTCGCAGCCATAAACGAAGCGCGTTCCGGCAAGTATTCGGGAACGATAGATACTACAGATTTTGATTCATTCATGAAATCTATCAACGAAATAGAATGAAGACGATCCGTTATAGCACAAAAGCAAAGAAAGATTTGAAGAAGTATAGGAATGACATCCTGCTAATGAAAGCCTTATATGATGTATTGGAAAAGTTAGCAAACGGTGACATCCTTCCCAAAGAATATAAAGCACATGCTCTAATAGGGAACTACAAGGACTGTATGGAATGCCATATCAAAAATGATTTTCTCCTGATATGGATAGACACAGAACACGATGTGATAGAAGTTATCAGAATCGGAAGTCATTCCGAATTATTCTAAACATGATATTTACTCAATTTCGCCTTCAATACATATAAGCATATTAGATTTTCTTTTGTCGATCCTACACCTTTAATGTGAACCAACCTCAAACAGCCCCCACAATCGGAAATCAATATACCGAGTGGGAACCAATATGAATTATTATTTCTCTATATTAGCTCTGATCTGTTTAAGTAACAAAAATGCCCCTTCCATCTTATAGTTACCCAAACATTGTTGGGCTTGCATAATACAGCTTTCAACAGTGAGGGCTAAATCGGGAGTAAACGCAGATTTATTTATTTGCATTGTTTTGGGAAGTTGGCTAGCATGATCATTGAACCATGCAATCATTTCATTCAATTCTTCCTCTGTGTAACTTTGTCTTTTCTCAGCCATACTACAAAAATTTAATCCATTATTACAGGAACAGCAAAATTAAAAATCTTGTTTAAAATATACATATCACGAGATGGATTTATTCATGGTTTAGACTTTTTTAAGCTACCCGATATGTAATCTATCACTTTCCTGTTAGCCTCATCAATCTTATCCCTGTCGAAATCAATGTATATATCTGTAACATCACAACCAAAGGAGTGCCCCAAAGCTAAAGATATTACATCTTTCGGAATATCCACCTTATGTGCTAGCGTAGCCCATGTATGACGCGCCCAATATGTTGAAAGTTCGGGAAACAATGGTTGCTTACTTTTTTTCCCACCAAGCCCTTTTCGTTCAAACGGACCTATTCCTTTAAGATTCTTATTCATCCTATGGCTAAAATCATGATAGTCTCCATAGTAATCTAATACATCTAGTAAATGAGTTTTACCTTGATACCTGTCCAATATAGCTTGTGCTTCCGGCTCTATTTTAATAGAGTAAAATTTCTTTGTTTTCTGGCGATAATATTCTATACGTCCATCTATTATATCCTTGTGTTCAAGTAAAAGCAAATCACCTATATTTATTCCAACAAGATATACAATCAGCATAAATATATCCCTGTATTTCTTTTCAAACTCCTCACAAGGATAATCACGCAATAATCTCAATTGTTCAACAGATAAAGCACGTTTTCTAGTTTCTTCTTTTTTTATCTTATACTTTCGAAAAGGATATAAGGTAGTAATTTCTTCATCAATAGCATAATTGAATACTGCACGAATGTTACGCAGGTGAATAGAATAAGCGTTTACTTTCATCCCTGATTCAGCCATCCAACTTTCAAAATTAGACAGCCATTTCCTATCCATTGTGTCAAAGGTGCAATCCGGATCATATTCAAGCAGTTTATTTCTAGTTGTATTATAAACCGTTTTTGTTCCTGTATTACTCTTTATGGAAACAAACTCATCAAGATAATCTATAAAACATCTTGTTTTTTTTACAACCTTTTCATCAAATACATATTCGCTGATTATCTCCTTGGCTTTAGCGGAAGGCAAAGAAGATAATCTAGCTTCATCGTCAATAATCAATTTTTCAGCCTTATTCTTCAAACTGACAAGCCTTACATTTTTTACTTTAGACTGTGGTACCGATTTGTCCAAATAAGACACTTCATTAAACTTTTCAGAAGACGGTGTAGATATTCCAGTGGAGAAAACAAACCTCGTTTTCCCTATCCGTATCACAAGAAGAATCATCTGAGATCCATCCTTCTTTGCTCTTGTATCAGGTATCAATCTTACTGTTGCCAT